AAATCGGAATGCGGGGCCAGGGAACCAAACCCACAAAGTACGTTATCGATCCCAGGCATCATGACCGGATACGCAGGGCATACCTGAACCCGACCGGCAATGGCGAAATCAAAGAGCTGGCCAGTTGGCTGGGGGTGCCTCGGTGGAAGCTGTCCCGGTTTGCTGTCACGATGGGATGGGTAAACAAAACGGTAAAATCCAAACCGTGGACGGATGAGGAAGACCAGTTACTTGAAAACCTGTCCCGGTATTGTGTCGATAAGATATCGCAAAAATTCAAAGAGCATGGATATCACAGAACGCCGACCGCGATTGCTATGAGGCTGAAGCGCAAACGATTGTTGCCAAATATCAGAGGATATTCCGCGTACAAATTATCCGAATGCCTGGGGATTAATGAAACAAGCGTTACCAGGCTGATCAAGTTGGGAAAAATCAAGGCGGATCGTCGGGGCACCGATCGCACCGAACAACAGGGCGGGGATGCCTACTACATCCAGCCATGGAATATCCGGCAATATGTGATCGACTACATCGGTGAAATCGACCTGCGGAAAGTCGATAAATACTGGCTGGTGGACATTCTATCGAATCAAAATGCGCTGGTATAGGAAGGAGGCAACATGGCAGGACGCGGAACCCTCGAATCAAACGCCATCCTGGCGTTGACGGAAACATTTGTCGTTCAGTTTCTGGAACAAGTCCCCATGACCGCCATTCTGCGGCCAATCATAGACGACATCCGCCTGGAGCTGAATGCATCCTGGTTGGAATGGACGGAAAAGATCACGATCAAAGACCATGTCCGCATCGAGCGCAAGATAACCAAACTGTCCGACCGGCTGCCGATGGACAGGCCCATCGATATGATAGAAATGGTGACGTTTGTTATATCGACCCTGGAAGATTTCGCAAAAAAACTACAGCCCCACAAACGGCTGGTGATCAATCGGCTCATTTTGGCAATACTTAAGCTCCATGAATATTATGCAGACCCAAACAACCATGATTTCGACTATCTGTTATCGGGGGCTCAGGCGGCTGATGCCTGGGAAATGGAGGCGATCGTTTGACATGAAAACACGCAATTTCGGCATCAGAAACTGTGAGATTTGTGGCCGTGAATTCGAAGCATTCCGCGATGGTCACCACCATTGCAGCGATAAATGCGCACAGAAAGCGCGGTATAAAAAAGCACGACAGGCTGCCGGAGAAAAACCGCCGGTAATGTGTGACCAGTGCGGCGAAACGATTCCTCCCAGGCGCCGGATGACAAAAGGAAAACACTTCTGCTCGGCAACATGCAAACAGAGATATTACCAGGCTGAGAAAGATGCCTCCAAAGAAACAGTAACCATGTCGCAAACCTGCTGTTGCTGCGGAAAAGTTTTTACGTACGCATTCGACAGCCATTACCGGATTTATTGCAGTCGGGAGTGTCGCATCAAGAAGACTCGGCAAAATACATCCAGACACATAAGATTCAAGCGTACTTCGGGCGCTGTAAAGGCCAATTGCCCGAGGTGCAAGCGGGATCATTACATCAATATCGAATACATTGGCACCGGCACACCCCGCTTTTTTTGCGTGGAGTGTGCGCATGTCAAAAACCATAACGAGTTCGAAGAGTCTCGGGTGATGGCGTGAAAATGTGTCGATGCTGCGGCAAGCGTTATGCGGCCGGATATGTTGTCCGGCATGGCATTTATTTGGATAAATTA